GGTGAATGGTCTTGAAGTCAAGATCTCTCCGGTGGCTCCGCTGGCTATGGCGCAGTCTATGGACGAGATCAACAAGGTCATGCAGTTTGCTCAGATAGCACAGGCGGCTGGACCGGAAGGCCAGATGTCGCTCAAGGTCGGTGAGATGATAGACTTTGTTGCCGAGAAACTTGGTGTGCCTGCGCGTATTAGGACTTCTCCGATGGAAAGGATGCAACGCATGGAGCAGGCTGCTGCAATGGCTCAACAAGCCGCACAAGCTGCGCCTGAAGCTGTACCGGCCATGATTAAGGCTGTTGCCTAATGGCTGGTTGGGAGGACTTAGAGCACGCCAACGTAGATATCCGAGAATCATCCCAATCCAGGGATGACTTGGATCGTCTATGCTTGCGTGTATTAGGAACAGAGGATGGCAAAAAGTTGGTGTTATGGCTGCGCCAATCCTATCTTGAGCAACCAGTTGCCTTGCCTGGTTCTGCCTCTGACTATGCTTTCTATCGTGAAGGACAGAATAGTATTGTCAGGGACTTAGAAGCAAGGATATCTCGATCTTTAGACAAAGGAAACCTGTGATGGAAACCCAAGAAAACCAACCCAGTAGCGAAGGCGCAAGCCAAGATGCTGGCCTATTGGACTCTGCAACAGTAGCCACGCCAGAGGATCAGGGCCAGCAGGAACCTCAAGCTATAGAACACCGCGCTCAAGATGCAAATCAAGATGATGAACCGCTAGAAAGGCCAGATTTCTGGCCTGAAAACTTTTGGAACAAGGACAATAACGAACCTGACTTGGAAGGTATTGCAAAGTCATGGATGGATCTTCGTAAACAAATCAGCCAGGGCAAGCACAAAGCACCGGCTGACGGCAAATACGATACCACCGCGTTTGGCAGCATCCCTGAGAATGACCCTGTTCGCCAGCATGTGCTTGATTGGGCTAAGGAATTTAACGTAAGCCAATCGGCTTTTGACTCTTTGATCGGAAAGGTAGTCGAGATGGGAGTTCAAAATGTGGAGCAGTCCACCAGGACTGTGAAGCAGGAACGTGCGGCATTGGGGCCGAATGCAGATTCCATTATCAAAGGCATGGTTGATTGGGCTTCTGGACTGGTCAATAAGGGCATCTGGGGTAAGGATGACTTTGAGGAATTCAAGGTAATGGGCGGAACCGCTAACGGAATCAAGGCATTGATGAAGTTGCGTGAATCCTATGAAGGCACTAGAATTCCTACAAGTTCAATGCCGGTGGAAGGCGCACCGAGCAAAGAGGAACTGTACCAGATGGTCGCAGATCCAAGATATAAGACCGATAATGCTTATCGGACAAAAGTAGAGAAACTATTTCTTAATACGTTTCAATAACTTAGGCACCGTTTAACGAGCCGCTTGCGCGGCTCTTTTTTTTTATGTATAAGGCGTCAAGGCTAACTGATTAGTATTTTTTATCAGCCCTTGCCGTGGCGGATGCCAACGAGTGGTTGCCGCAAGCAACAAGCAACTGGCCCTGCGATGCAGGCTTACCGGCGCGAGAACCCATATTAACTACGAATGAGGTACTAAAATGAGCGTTTCTCTCTCTAACGCCTTTGTTACCCTCTTCGACGCGGAAGTTAAGCAGGCTTATCAAGGACAAGCCATGCTGGTTCCGGCGGTTCGCCAGCGTCGTGGGGTTGAAGGCTCGACTGTGAAGTTCCCGAAAGTTGGTCGCGGTGTTGCTACGCTGCGTGTTCCGCAAACGGATGTCACGCCGCTGAATGTTTCGTTCAGCCAAGTGACCTGTACGCTGCAAGATTGGAACGCGGCTGAGTACAGCGACATCTTCTCGCAAGCCAAAGTCAACTTCGACGAGCGCCAAGAACTGGTGCGCGTGGTTGCTGGCGCGATTGGCCGTCGTCAAGATCAGTTGATTCTGTCTGCGCTTGACGCTGCCAGCACGAGCTACACGGTCAGCAACGATATCGGTGGTACCGATACGAACATGAACGTGGCGAAGCTGCGCGAAGCCAAGCGTCTGCTTGATGCGAACAACGTCCCGCCGCAAGATCGTCATATCATCATTCATGCGAATGGTCTGGCGAATCTGCTGTCGGAAACGTCTGTGACGAGCAGCGACTTCAATACGGTTAAGGCACTGGTTCAGGGCGACATCAATTCGTTCCTGGGCTTTAGCTTCCATGTGCTTGGCGATCGTAGCGAAGGTGGCCTGTCGATTGATGGTTCCAACGACCGTCAGTGCTTCGCGTTCCACCGCGATGCCATCGGTTATGCGGAAGGCATTTCGATGCGGACCGAAATTAACTACATCCCGGAGAAAACCTCCTGGCTGGTTAATGAAGTGTTCAGCGCCGGTGCCATTGCCATCGACAATGAAGGTATTGTCGAACTTACCTGCCGCGAATAAGGAGATATAACATGGCTTTTTCTAGCACTGGTCTGAACCTTGTCGCTGGTTCTAAGGCTGGCAATGCTCCGCAGATTTGGGCTTATCAATCTGCTGATGCAATCGCCACCGTAAATACCTCCGGCTATTTTAATGCAGTTGCGTCGCTGATGAAAGTTGGCGATCTGGTGTATTGCTACGATACGGCTACCCCGACCGCAAATCTGGTCGTGGTCCTGTCGAACACCGGCACCGTGGTTGACGTGTCTGACGGCACGGCGGTCACTGTTGCTGATGCCGACTAATAGCGGTATCGAGTATATGTAACGCAAGGGGTACCGTCATCAACGATGGCGGTATCCCTTTTGTCATATCTGGAGATGAATAATGGCTGCTGGTGATTCAGCACTATCAATATGCTCTGATGCGCTGCTGATGATCGGGGCCAAAGCTATTTCGTCGTTCAACGAAGGAACTGACGAGGCAAATATTTGCGATAGGCTTTACGGTGATATCAGAGATCAGGCACTGCTAGTCTATCCGTGGTCGTTTAGTTTTAAGAAAACTCAGCTTGCACAGTTGGTGACTACTCCTACCAACGAGTATCGCTACGAATATCAGATGCCTGCTGACCGTATTGCTGCCCCCAGGGCTGCATATAACACCTCAAGCATTGGCGCGTATCCGATCAACAATTATCGGATTATGGGCGAAAAGCTGTTGACCAATGAACCAACCATTTACGTAGATTACCAATACTCTGTTCCAGAGTATGAAATGCCAATTTACTTTGTACAGTTACTGAAGTACATGATGGCATGGCATCTTAGTGTGCCTATTACTGACCAGACTGACAAGGCGCAATATTGGCAGGGAACGGCGGTTGGATCTCCGGCGGAGAATGGTCGCGGCGGATATATGCGTGTTGCGATGAACATTGACGGACAGAATCAGCCGGTTAATTTCATCAAAGATTTTAGCCTGATTGCGGTGCGTAACTAATGACAAGATTTGTCAACATACAAACCAATTTCACCAATGGTGAATTAGATCCGCTGCTGCGCTCCAGGGTTGATCTGAAGGTTTATGAGAATTCTCTTGAAACTGCGTATAACGTAGTTTGCCAGCCGCAGGGTGGTATTCATCGCCGTCCTGGTCTGCGATATCTATATGGCCTGCCTAATAGCGGTGGAGACAGTGCTGCTAATGGATTGAGGCTTGTTTCTTTTGAGTTCAGCACTGCCGATAGCTACATGCTGTGCTTTACCAATAATCGCATGTATGTGTTCAAGAACGAAGCACTTGTAACCAATATCAATGGCAGTGGCAATCCATATCTCAGCACATCCGCTGTCGGATTGACGGGTGCAAGGCTAGACACAATCTGCTGGACTCAGAGTGCTGACACGCTGATTATCGCCCATGAAGATATCAATCCGGTAAAGATTGTGCGTGGCGCGACTGATGCTGATTGGACTGCATCTGCAATATCGTTTGACAGCATACCTAAATACGCATATACGCCAGCCACAAGCAATCCTGCATATACGCTTACGCCTAGTGCTGTATCAGGAAAGATTACTCTGACGGCAAGCGGTGCGTCATTTACTGCTGCATCTGTAGGGCAATATATAACCGCAGTTCCGCAGGGCAGGGCTAAGATTCTGCAATATGTAAGCACCACGGTAGTCAATGCTGTTGTTGAGTTCCCATTCTTTGATACATCTGCTATTGCTTCTGGAGATTGGACCTATGAATCGGGTTACGAAGATGTCTGGTCAAGCGGTAAAGGCTGGCCGAAAACGGTCACGTTCCACGAAGGCAGGCTCTACTTCGGCGGATCGAAGTCGCGTCCGTCAACAATCTGGGGCAGCAAAGTCGGGCTTTTCTTCGATTTTGAAGCGACTGAAGGATTGGATGATGACGCTGTTGAAGCGACGCTAGACACCAATACATTTAACAGTATCGTTGATATTACCAGTGGCAGGGATCTTCAGGTATTCACCACTGGCGGTGAATTCTTTGTGCCGCAATCTGGTCTTGATCCTGTAACTCCTACGAATTTCTTTGTCAAGACTGCTACAAAGAATGGAGC